ACACCTACATCTTCTAATGCCATTTAAATCTCCTTTTTATTGTATAATATAGACCAATCTGTTTTTTTGCAGAATAAACCCAATCCATAACATATAGATTCGCCTATAATTTTATATACTTTACCTAAATAATCAGGTTTATCTTTCTTACCTAACAAATATTTAACATGATTTAATCTATGCTTTGCAATATGATGCCAAAATTTAACATATTTTCCTTTTCTCATAGTCTTTACAACATTGATTGCCCAAATATGATAACCTTTTACATGTATTGGTGTTAAATATTTATGTGTATAAAAATAATCAATTAATATATCTTCTGTAGTCATCAAATTAAGTCTTCTTAATTCATTACATATCACTCTACCACCTATTGATGCTCCAACAGTTGCACCTACAACTGCACCAACAGGTCCACCTAAAGAAAGACCAATATATGTTCCTGCCGCAGTTCCTGCTCCTTTTTTTGCAGATTTTACTGGGTCTTTACCTTTTGTTAACACTAAATCAGTAAAAAATGATGTTATACCTGCACCAGCACTTGAATAAATAGTTGAATTTGATGTTGCATCATTTTTCACTCTATCCCAATAACCTTGTTCTCCTTCAGGTAAAGTTTTTGATGAATATGTTTGATAAGGCTTATCGGTGTTTGGATTTTTGCCTTTGATAGAAACATCTATTTTACCCGGAAAATCCTCCAGTTGTACCTTATCAAATTTATTGCCACTACCCTTAAATGCTAATAAAGGACTGTCTTTTGTGCCAATATTTACAAAATCATCATTGGCTTTTAATGCTCTATATTCTGCTATATTACCACTTGCGAGAGCAGATTTTTCATTTGCTACTGCAGGATTAAATAAATATTCTCCTGTACCTTTTAATGTCTTATTAGCTAAATTTAATTTATCAAAAGATTCAGCACTTAAATCAAAGTCAGGATTAATAATTACATCTCCCGGCAAATCTCCAAACCCAAATGCAGATTTTAATCCTGATGTTACAGGACTTTCAACACCTTCTCCAATAGCTTGTCCTACTTCTCTACCTATTTGTGCAGAAACTGCAGTTGCTGTATCTGATATTAATTGTTGTTGTATTTGTTCAGGTGTTAAGAAACCCGGTGGTGTTTCTAATTGTTTATATTCTTCTAATTTTCTTCTATCTTCAAAATCATTTGGGTCATATGTTCTTTCGCCAGTTTGTATTGTCTTTACCCATTCATATATAGGCATTGCACTTGTGCCATATATTTTTTGTAATTCCCCTGCCTCTAATTGTGGCTTTTGTGTGGCTAATTGATAAACGCCATATTTAAATAATGCATCATCAGGGTCCTGATTATTTGTTTTATTTTCATCTGTATCTAAATTTAAAATATCGTCTAATACACCGATTTGTTGTTGTTCTTCTGCCATTAATTAACCTCCAAAAAGCTAACTATTATGTGCAATCTATCAGCCGTAGTAGCCTGTGCCTTTATAATTTCACTTTCTTGTATTATAAGTGGTTGTTCTAATAATTCAACCGTTGTGTTAGATGTTACAGATTTTGCCTTAAAAAGGCTGAAAACACCTGCATCTGCATCTGTTAATGTAATATCTATTGTGTCTGTATTACCACTATCATTGCTTATTAAAATGCTTTTAATGATAGATTGAGTTGCAGTAGGACATGTATATACTGTTGTATTATTGGTGGTAGTCAAATCTTTTTTTGCATTTTTAAAATTATTAGCCAAAGAAAAAACCCTTTGCTGTTGCCTGATTTTCTGTTTCTTGAGTTTGTGCCTGTGTTGTTCTGTTTGTCTGTGTTTGTTGTATTTCTAATGCAGATACTAAATTTCTTGAAAAATCAAACAATTGTCTAGCTGAATCTAAAGCATTTGTTAATCTGTAAACACTTGGTGGTTGTGGTAATCTTATCATCTCATTGAGTCCTCAGTTGCATTTATTCTAAAATCTCCCAATGACCATTCATCATTAAGACCATTACTTGAATATTTTACTGCAATTTGTCTACCTTTTGCTCTTGTACTTACTTTTTCAGTTTGATTAGTTATTGTAAAAGGTCCTTTTGTAATTTCAGTGCCATTTGGAAATTTGCGACATTTAAATTCTAAAAATAAATTTGTATTTTCACTAACAGTTGCATCAGGCACAATTCTATCTATTAAAAATGTTCTATTACCTGTTTCATCTATTTCTAATTCTGAACTTTCAACAAAACAATTCATTGCTTCTCCATCTGCACTTGTACCTGTTTCATGGTCATACAATTTGCCATTACTATCAAATGCCACTGGATTTGTTTTAAAACCTTGTGCATCAAGCCATACATTTCTATCTAATGTACCAACTGTCCATACATTTTCTGCATAATTATATGTAACATAACTATCAGGCTCAGGATTATTTTCACCTAATACATTATCATCACTCACATAAAACCATGTAATTTCATTAAATTTTTTATTTTGACCTACATATGTTTTATCAATGAATTGTGATTGTAATCTGTTAAAAACAAAATATTGCACAGTACATGGTAATTCTTGTACAGAACCATTATAAACAAAAAAATTACTTTTACCTATCCAATAAACATTACCATCTACACTAATGATGCCATTTTTTGCAACTGCTCCACAATTTACAGCTAATAATCTAAATGAAAATGTAAAAGGTGGACCAACAAATGTCATTCCATAAACTGCTTCATCTGTAGCTATAAATGTTTCATCTTTTGTTGGAATTATAGATACAATTTTGTTACCTACTTCTAATCTTTGGTCTCCTGCAGTATTTGTGGCAGTTGGTGTAAAATTAGTAAAATCTTCTTGGTCTGAAAATCTAACTAACATTGGGTCTTGGTTTGTAGTGCCTATATTAGTAGTTCCACCAACAATTAGATGTCTATCAGGAAAAGAAATAGCTATTGTTCTGTTTTTTGTAGGCACATCACTTGCACCTGCAATACTTGATGCTAATACTGCTCTATTGGTTTCTCCACCTGATGTGTCCCAATAATATATTTGACCATTTCTGTTATTTGCTAATAAATCTTCCCCCCATAATTGTAATGACCATTGAGTTGCTTCTAATGCAATTGTATCACTAACAATATCTCTAGCAGTTCCCCACGTACTTTCACCCCATGTACCAACACCCCAACCAGTGGCTGTGTCTGCACTTTGTATGTTCATACTATCATCTCTGCCAATTAAATATTTAACATCTAATCCTGTTCCACCACCTGTAGTAGTGCTAGATGCAGTATCAGGAGATGTAAATGTATAAGTGTTTGAATCAACTACTGTAATTGAATAACCTTCAATTCTATTTAATGTATCTGCACTAATACCACCAGTGGCAGTCGCTTGTTCTATAACTATAAAATCACCGTTTTTTGCTCCATGAGCTGTATCTGTTACTGTAACTGTTGCAGAACCATTAGTAACTGATAATGGATTACTTAAATTTGTTGATGTTTTTCTAAGTGGCGTAATATCATATAAAACACCACTATTTATTATATATAAATGATTATGAGTGCCTAATGCATATCTATCAATACCATCTGTAATACTTCTCCAAAATATGGCATTTTTTGGCTTACCTTGTGCAAGTGTACTACTTTCTGTATTTATATTATTAAAATAAACTTCTTGTTCCCAACCACCAATTTTTGTTGGATATCCATTTCTAAATCTAATTAAATTACTATCAACATAAAATGGTCCATTTTTACCTGCTGAATAATCAGTAATATCTTTTACAATACCTGCACTTAATTTTAAAAGTCTGTAACTCAAACTGATATATTCCCCATTCTTTTACATAATCTTTCTGCACGATTTGGTACTTGTGAATACCATTTTGAATTTCGCATCTCAGATTCTGCACCTTTCCAATCATGTTTTATTACGTTTTCTCTCATACGAATAAATTTAGATAATCTAGGACGACCAAGATTAAACATCATATTTGCTATAATTAATTGTGCTTCATCAGGTAATGTAAAAAATTCATCATATAATATTGTGCAATCTTCAATTACCTTTTCTACGTCTTTTAAGAAGCACTCATTGACTCTTTCTTCACTTACCTCTGTACCTACCTCAAAATCGTTTTCTGGGTCTGTAGCCTTACATAAATGCCCTATTCCAAAAGTTTTATAACCAAGATGGTCTAAATACACCTCGTATTTTACTCCCTCATCTTCAATCAATTCTGTTTTTAATTGTTCTATATCCATTTAATTCTCTCTCAAAACATCTAATTCAGACCATGCAGAAAATTTAGAACCACTTATATCGCAATCTTCTTCTTCATACAATTGGCATGCAGGGCAAATAAATCTTAAAGTTTGTATTTTATCTTTGTTTACTACAATCTGTTTCTGCATACTTATTTTACATCTATAACAAAATTTATTTTTGTTCATTTTGTCAAACCTTTTTGTTTTTCATATGTTCTGAGTCCTCCGATGCCAAGCATTCCGCCGAGAACAGTTAAAAGTGTACCCATATCAAAATCAGGCAAATCAGGTAATTCTAACCCAGCAAAACTTGCACCAAATATAATTAAATCTTTTATGATAAAGTGATAGGCAAAAGCAATCGCACAGACCCACCCAACTGCTGGGCGCCAACCGCCCTTAAATAAAGAACCTGATTGTGCTTCTGCCTTGTTTATTTCTAATTGAGCAAGTAGAGCTTCCTGAGCATGTTTCTCAGACATGGTGGCTATTTCATGAGCCAATTTAGCTTTTTGGTCAGCATCAGGTATAAATTTATCTAATAAACCTGTAACTGGACCAATTAATGCCTGTAACATCTAAACCTCCATTAACTTCCACATCTTGGGCATCTTTTTTTTTCAAATCTACTATCTATCCATACTTTACCATAATAAAGTACAAATAGCCAAAAGGTAAATAATATACCTTCTACATAACTTAAATCATTCCATGCATCTAAAACCATATTTTCCATTTTAACCTCCCTACAGGTAATTCTTGACATCTGTATTTGACAGGTTTCCATAAAGGATAATATTTGTGTACCTGTCTACTTATTTCTAATGCTCTTTCTTTACATTTTGTTTGGGTTTCGTAAGGACCTCTCGTATCTTCTAATGTCTGACAAGTATTTGGCATTGCAATCATACATATTGTAACAAATGCCTTAAACATCATTTTCTATTCATAATAGCACTAGCACCCATATATGCACCAACAATACCAGCACCACTAATATAAAATAAATTTGAAATATCCGATAAAGCCTTAACTCTTTCAATATCGACAAAAAACATAGCCAAAGTAAATAAACCCATAGCAACCAAACTGGCAGTTGCCATTCTTCTTTGTGCTCTTTGTTTTCGTAAATCATGCTCAAGTTTTTTTATTTCTGTAACATGAGCTAACTCGTCATCAGATACTATTCCATCTCCGTCAGTATCATATTCATTATATTTACTGTTATTTTCTAATTTTTTTTGTTTTATTGCCATTTAGGTCCATCAAACCATGCCACTAATGATTGTCTAATACCTTTAGTAACTGGTGTAACTCTATGTGTTAAATAACTTGGAAATACTAAAACAGTTCCTTTACCTCTCAATTT